GAAGGAGCTATGCCTCACGTTGGTACTGCTGGCGCAACTGGTACTTACAGCCTTAATGCAGGCCAACGCCCGTTTGCGTACACGATACCAACAGATCATTTAAGTCTTTGCGCAACCAATCTTCCCGACTCAACGATTGTTGATGGCGGCACGGCTATGAACGTCGCCTTGTACACAGGAAACGGTGCTTCAAACTCGATTACCGGACTTGGTTTTTCTCCAGACATTCTGTGGCTTAAGAGTAGAAGTAACGCTACATTTCCAGCGTTAGCTAATAGTGTAGTAGGACCTTATTACTTCCTTAGAACTAATGGTACTAATACTGAAAGCGGTCCGGGTTATAACGACGATATTGTCAGCTTTGATAGTGATGGTTTTACGTTAGGAGCCGATACATATTACGCTTTTTGCAACACCAACAATTACACCTACGTCGGCTGGGCGTGGGATTCTGGCACATCAACTGTTACCAACACTGACGGCAGCATCTCCGCGCAAGTTCGCGCCAATCAGTCTACGGGGTGCTCAGTTGTTACCTGGACTGCTTCAACAGAAACGGCAGCAACTATTGGGCATGGTTTGGGTAAACAACCCGAATTAATTATTGCAAAATCTAGAACTGCCGGTGACAACTTTTACGTTTTTCACCCCGCTCTCGATACTGGAGGACTTATTAGCCAAACACTTTATTTAAATACAACAGATGCTAAAACAAATATTACCGCTGTTTGGGGTAGTTGGACTGAAATGAACTCTAGCACATTTGGTATTTACGATACTTCAGGCAGTTACACAAATAACGGAGATATGGTTGCGTTCTGTTTTACTTCTGTTGAAGGCTTTAGTTCGATTGGTACGTACGAAGGCAACGGAAGTGCTGATGGTCCGTTTGTGTATACAGGCTTTAGACCAGCGTGGGTGATGTATAAAAGATTTGACTCCACAAGCGATTGGTATATCGACGACTACAAGCGACTCGGCTATAACTTTGCAAACAAAAATTTATACCCTAATAGCGGTGTTGTTGAAAGCACTGGATCATTTACTGACTTTTTGTCCAATGGATTTAAGTTAAGATCTTCTAGTAGCGTCAGAAACGGCAGTGGTGGAGATTTTATATACGCAGCATTCGCTGAGCATCCCTTCAAAATCGCCCGTGCGCGGTAAAGTTATCAATTACTAACTAGACTTAGATTAAGCCGCACCATTGTTTATGGTCGACTTCGAAAACGATTTAGTCTTCAATCTTCAATGTTTACAGAAGAGGTCTGCTAGAAAACGTTTTCGACGAAGTATTTTGGATGAGTGGCCGGAGTGTGCATACTGCGGTCGAAAACACCCAACGACGCTCGACCACGTAGTACCCCGCGCCAAAGGCGGTAAGCAAGATCGACAAAATCTCATCGGTGCCTGTGGAGCCTGCAATCTAGAGAAATCAGATTTGCCTTGGTTTGAGTGGTATCGCGGTCAAATTTTTTGGACACAAGAAAGGGAGGACAGGATTCTGAGCTGGATCAACCAGCCGGTTCCTGAGCCTCCCTCTCCTATATTTACGAATTGGATGCACCGAGAAACGCTTTTACTTCCCGAAGCAGCTTAAACCGTTGCAGAAATGCAGCCCGGAGGACCGTGACGCCTCATCTTTCTGATGAGATTGTTTCTGTGCCGGTGATTTTCTGGCCTGGAGAAAAACGGATCTTCTCTTACTACTTCGATTGCCTCTAACGTTTGCTCGCAAGTCATCTGCCAGTCGTAAGAACTGCCGTTTGCGAGCATTGCGAGAAGAATCGAGATCATTTTTTAGCGACCTTAGTCACGATACCAGCGATCATTTCGATCACTTTGTAGAACTTGGCGTAGATCTCGTCGTCTTTAGGTGTGGGCGTGAGGTTAACGATCGCCAAGGCAAGGAGGTGTGCAGCGCCTGCAATACCGACGATGCTTGACCAGTTTTCAAGGATAAAAGACATAATCAAAATCCGATACAATATAAATATAGTCCTATAAGTACATAGCGATGCCTGCGATTCTTGAAGACGCGGTTAAATCAATTATGAAAGAAAACCCCGATATGAAAAAAGGGGCAGCTTACGCTATTGCGACTAAACAGCTTCAAAAATCTGGTGATTTAAAAGAAGGAACAAATAAAGCCACTGAGAAAGGCAAAGAGCGTGGGGAGATGAGTAAATCGACGCGAGCAAAAACCCGAGCAAGGAAATATAAAGAAGAACGAAAACGCGGTAAGAAAGACGAGCGTAGCACCAGCGGTCGTGACTGATATTTATGGAGTTAAAACTCCCTGATTTAAAGCTTCCGGAGATTGTAGATTTTCCGGAGCCTGTTATTGATTTTTTAGCACCGCTTGCACCGATTTACCCAAAGGTTTTGGTGCCTAATACCGGTCCTGGTAAGTCTTCAGCGTCCTTTCCGAAAATGACGCCTAAAGGACCAATTCCAAAACCGGTTCCAGAAGAATCAATTGCTGAGAAGATTGTCGAGGACGTGGTCGACGCCGTTCAACCGGCGCTTGATTCGCATACTGACGCAATCAGTGATTTGAGGAAAGACTTTGACGAGTTCGTTATTGAGGTAGAAGAGAAAGAAATCGAAGCGTCAGAGGTCGTCAACAGCGTTCTGATGCCTGGTGGAATCGAAATACCTATACCTAAACCTGAGATTCTTGTCGCAGCAGGAACCACAGCTGCAGTTTCTGTGGGCGCGACGCTTTTAGCCACCTCTGTTTTTAAAAAGTGTGTGTCAGCCTTTAAACCAGTTATAAAACAGGTTGTTACTCGGGTTCAGAAGAAACTTGGGAAGAACCCACCGACCTGGAGTAGGCAGCGATTGGAACAACGTCGTCGCAGATCGCTGAATAAGGACTCTCCGGCCTGATCATGTACCCTTTTTCGTACATATTCGTACATTCACGCATCCGCGTTAAGAGTATGTCGACACGCTCTTTTTGAATTTTTTTAAGACCGAGTTCTTTACAAATCTCGGTTATAGATCCGTCTAACGGGACGCTAAAAGATATTTGAGCGCCAAAATTTTGACTTCTGGTGTACTGCGGGAAAAAGTCACCGCCAAGATAAAAAGGTGTAAACACCACAGTGCCGCTATTGCAGTAGTGCCCACTTGAGAATCCTTGTGTGCTGTATGATCCCTGATTGATTTGTACCGCGCTATTTGTAACTGACCCCGTGGAAGATGACTGAGGGTTGGCAATGATTGTTGTCCCGTCAGAAGTTTGTGCTCTTACAGGACTAGCAAACGAGATTACTTGGAGAAGACCGATAAGGACGTAGTAGTAGAAGTTGTTTCGATTGTGCGCGAGATGTCCTCGGTTTCTATGATCCCTGCTGCGCGAGACGTGATCTCCAGCTGAAAATCGTCTCCCGTTGTATGAATTGAATACGTCGTGCTTGTGTTGTTGATCTCCGCACTCGGAACGACGTTGTGCCCTGACCAAGTATCGACTTTGGCTCCGTAGCGTTCGATCGCAATCGTTTCCGTGATTGTTTGTTCCGTGGTCGTCGTTGAGTTCATCGACCCTTGTGAAAACAGACCCGCAGTTGTTTGCGCCCCTGCTGGTGCTGAAAAAGTTAAAAGTGCTGAAATTAAAAGCCATTTTGGTGTTTTCACGGCTTTGTCTTTGGAGGGGTGTTCTCTTCTATTTTAGGTTCTTTCTGTTTTCGAGTTACATCAGCTGCTCTGCTGATGCCGTAACCAGCTAAAGATCCAGAAAAAATACTGGCGATAAAAGTAGGGTCCATTTTTTGAAAGTAACCCATATACGAGAGTGTCAGTAAAGCAGCACTCCAACTCAGTACTGATACCTTTACTATTTCAGCTAACCACTCGTATGAACGCTTGTTCTCTTCTTCGTTCATAGCTGAGAACTAATCACCAGTCATATAAACTATAAGAGTTATCGGGAGTTTGTAAGTGGCAGAAACAGCTAAGAAAAAACATCCCGAGAAGTGGGAACGAGCTAAGCGTAAAGCTCGTAAAAAGATGGGGGGACACTCTGCGCGTGCTATGCAGTTAGCGACAAAATATTATAAAGAAATGGGTGGTAAGTACGAAGGCAAAAAATCAAGCAAGAACAAACTTTCTAAGTGGTCTAAAGAAGATTGGCAGACTCGTGAGGAGTATGAGAAGAAAAAATGAACATCCGTAAGCAACAACAAAAACTTTTAAAAGTTTCTTGTAAAGCTCAAGAGTGCTTGAGTCGCGAAGAAGCTCAGAAACTACTTCGCAAAGCACGTAAGATATTTAAAAAGCTCGATAACAGTGGCCGACAAAGCACGCGAGAAAGGAAGAACTGAGCGCTACCTGCCGAAAGCAGCGTGGGCGTCTATGTCTAAAGAAGAGCGCAAGGCAACGGATGAAAAGAAGAAGCGAGCTACACGAGGTAAACCTGTAAACACTCACGTAGCCAACACTGAAAAAGCCAAACGGGCTGGCAAAAAAGCTCGGTCGTACAAAGCATCTAAGAACAATGGCTAAACAAGGACCCTGTTGGGATGGTTACGTTATGGAGGGAATGAAAAAAAGCAAGAAATCGG